GGGTAATGAATCTACCCATGCAATAGATTTTATAGGTAAGCTTGCTTTTGTATTTTCTCTAGCTTTTATTGAAAACTCAGGTGCATAGAATTCTGAACCTACTGTCATATCTGGGAATTTACCAAGACATTTATTTAATGTTATTTTGCAATAATTTTTTATTGAATCGCCTTCATAGTTAGCTACATATATCTCAGCCATGAAAGGTTTACCTTGATTTCCTTGAGCCATCATTGGAGTCTGTAAATCATTTTCTCCTGCACCATCTGCAGTTGATTTTACATATCCTGCAACTAATTGAGCTGCTTTTATATCAAATGTGTTATCAGTGAATGTAAAATCATATCCATATAGTAAATCATCTTCTCTTACTACTGCTAATATACTTGTAGCATTTCTTAATATTTCCTCTGCTCCCTCAGATATAACTGCAGCAAGTTTTGCCTCTTTAGCAGTTTTTATTGTAGTTTTTATTGCAGTAGCTCCACTTGCAGGTTTACCAGTTGAAGGGTCAAGCTCTGTTAAATCAACTCGTTCTATATTATATAAAATTTCCATATGTTAACCTCCTTAATTTGTATTTTTTATACCGAATGTTTTTGGAGTTCTTACTTGAATACTTGAAGAAAAGGCTTGATATTGTCTGTCAAAATATTCTGCTCCACCTCCGTAAACTAACTCGGCTGTAGTATTTTCAAGTTGTTTTATAATTAATTGTATTAATTCATCTACTCTTAATGGACTTCGTTTAGAATATATTTCAATAGTCCAACTATCCCAACCTGCGTTACTATTTGATACAGCAACTAAATCTATATTTTTTCTAAGAATACAACAATCTTTTTCTATTGTGCTAACATCAAATCCAACTGAATAGGTTGGGAGTATTTTATTTAGTTGTGAATGTAATGTCTCTCTAATCATTATATCCTCCTATAATCTTAATCTTTTAGCAGCTTCTATGAATTCTGGCAATGTAGCATCTCTGGCATTTTTTAATATCGCATATTTTTCATTATTACATAATTCCAAATATATCCCATATTCCATTTGATGAAATATTGATATAACTAACCCATTTTCATCTATATCAGAATTATATTTCAGTCTTTCTCTAGCAGCTCCTGTTCTATCTGTCCATGGTGCATTTTCCTGCGCATATTGTTGTATTTTCTGACCTGTTGCATTACCTAATACTTCTAATTGAGTTCTTAATCTATCAGTCATATTTTCTAGATGTTGCATAACTATTTGGTCATCTACTTCTACATTAACGTTCATATTTAACACCTCTTACTGAGACTTGATATAAAAGACCGACTTCTAATATATCAACAGGCATATCTAATATATATTTTTTATCATTGATTATGACGTAATCTCCAGGTTGAATTGAATAATTTGGATTTTCAAAATATGCAAAATATAGAGTTCCATTTATAGTATATTGATGAAATTGATTTTCTGTTTCTGCCTTTGAGCTAGAAGATTTTGAGTTATCGAGTACACCTTTTATCTTTGTTAGTAGTTGTGTCTCTTTGTACGTTTGAACTCCTATCTCTGTTGTATATACATCTCGATATACATCTAAATCAACTCCATACTTGTTAATGATATTCTGTATTCTTGGCAATAAACGCTTATAATCATAACTCATCTGAACGCCTCATTGTCATGCCTGTTAACCCTATATCATTTTGGTCTCTTAAAAATTTTCTATAAAATCCATCTGCCATTTTAAGCCAAAAATCACTTGATGTACTTTCAATGGAAATAGGTCCTATTGTTATATTTTCAAGTGAGCTATTTGCTGAAGTTGCTTTCATTAAACATCCATAGTAACATGCTTCATTAATATTATCATATGTTCCAGCTAACATTTCTAGTTGTTGGTCTGTAAGTAATGGACTACTATCCTCCATTAACATAATTTTTAGTACTTCTACACTTAGCAACTTACTCACCTCCATAATGTAAAAGCCAAGGGAATGGGTTTAATCTCATTCCCTCCCTTGGCTATGTATATTAAAAATGAGCAAACTATTTTATCATGTTACTTGTATCTTCAGATACAGCAGTAACATCTGCAACAGCACAATCGTCTATTGTTTCAAATGATGGTATCATAACACTTGATACAACTGTAACTACTTGTACTGGATGTTTTTCTTTATAAGTTGTTATTGCAGTACCATTATTTACTATTGATACTTGAGCATCTGAACCTGTCATAAGGTCAGATTCTTCAGGAGTTGTACCATACCAAGTAGAACCTAATGAAGCTCTAGGTGGTAATACTACAACTTTTCCATCTGGTATTAAGTCAACTGGAGTTCCTGTTGCTATACCTGTATCATGAGATAATGTTGTTATTTTCTTAGCATATACAAATATAGTACAACCTGTAGTTGTTTCTATAAATGATTTAGCATTTTGGTCAGTTACATAATAATTAAGTGCTGAATCATTTGGATACATCATTTTATGAACTTTAGGAGAATGTACCATATTTAAGAAAGTATTTCTATTCATTACTAATCTTGTAGGTCTTATTCCTCTTAATGTTTCCATATAATCACACCAAGCTATTATATCTCTTACAGGGTCAGCTGCTTCATTTGCTTCACCCCAAGCTGCTTGGCCTTTTTTACATTTAAATAGATTTTGTTGACCATAGTCATACACATATTTTACTCTACCATCAGCAGAAGTAACATCTATTTTGCCGCCAGTTAATAATTGGCATCTCATGTACTCACCTTGTACTCTAACACCTTCAACTAGTCTAGATACTTCATCAAATATATTTCTTATTATAGGCATTGCCATTTGTTGTTCTGGGTTATTTAATAACATGTTAAGTTGTTGTCTATCTTTTTCGCCTATTCTAGTAGCTTCTCTGAAGAATGCCATTTCAGTAGCTACGCCTTCAAATCCTTCTTTTTCTCTTAATCTTGCTTTAACATCGTATTCAGATGGTTGTATTGCTACTGGAAGTCCATTAGCTCCTTTTAACCAAGATATATCTGTACCTAGCTGTCTTTGAGCTGGGAATAATGTTTCAGCAAAATAAGGGATTTTATTTTCTGGTTTTTCTGTTACATATGCAGCTATATCAGTTGCATTTATATAATCGAATAAATTTTTTATTATAGCCATTTATTTTTCCTCCTTATTATTTACTTACTACATATATCATTTTGTTATCTAAGTCAGCTTTCTTTGTTCCATATAATCTGTCTTTTCTAACAAATCCATGAACTAATATAGCTGCATTTATAGCTGTGTCAGTTTTCTCATCATATTTACCAAATTCTATAGTATCAAATAATACTGCATTTGGTTTTACTTCATTAGTTCCTGATTCAACATCACTTCCAGCAGCTGCAGGTGCTGTTACTTTTCCGTCTTCATCTATATGAACTGCTAACCCTCTAGGTAATACATTTGCACTATCTGTATATATCTTTCCTAATTTTGTTTTTTCATCAGTTGACAATGTAGCATATAATTTTGCTAATTCTTTAAATTCTATTTTTCCAGGTATATTTACATAGTGGTCTGGAAATGCTAAAAATTGTGGTTCTGGTGCTAAATATTTTCTTTGTTGTAATTTAGGCATTTTTATTCCTCCTTAATTAATTATTGATTTTCGCCAAAGAAGTATTCAGGCCCTACTGCCTTTCCTTCTTGGGCTTTCGGCACTCCATTTTGTTGTGCTAACATTTTACCGAAATCACCAGGTTGTGCTGTCTGTGAATTGAATACAAATCCGTTTGCCTGTTTTCCAGGTACGCCTGTACCATTGAAAGGTGATGCTGGTTTTTGTTGACTATTATCTGGTTCACTAGCTTCAAATAGATATGCTTTTTCTTTTTTCAAATTTTCTATTTGCTCTTTCATACCTATGACTTCGCCATTTTCACCTATTGAAATTTTTCCCATATCTAAAAATCCTTTTAAATCTTTAGCATCATGAGCCTTGTGTTCTAATGCACACATTTGAAGTGCTGAATCTATTTGATTATCTTTTAATGCTTTCTTATAATTATCCAGGTCAGTTTGAAGACCTTTTATAGTCTCTTTAGCTTTATCGTCGTCTTTAACTTGAGCTTCAAGAGTCTTTACTGATGCATTTAATGTAGTTATTGTTTGAGTTGCGGTATTTAATTCACTTATCTTTGCATCTAATCTAGATTTAGGCACATAGATATTCTTATCTCCATCGTCTATAAATAATTTACATTTCGCATCTTTTAAGTTATCAGATATAATTTTAGCAACGGCATCTGCGTTGTCTACTCCTTGCAAGAAATCTTTAATATCTTTACTCATTCTTAATACCTCCTTATACAATGCTTTTGAAAAGAGCAAGGTAACTTTAACGATACAAGGGATTTTTACAGTAGCCCAGGTCTACTACTAACTATATTATACGAAATATGTATATTTTGTTAACTTAACATAAAAATAGCTAGATACTTATGTACCTAGCTATTTATTTCTAATGATTCACATCATTTTTTAACCATTTTTCCATAACTCCACTATTAGGTTTGCCGTCATAATAATCATTAATATCATCAATCATATCTGCTAAAGATAGTTCAGTTTTGCCATCTTTACTCATTACAGGAGACAGCCAACAAAGTCCATTAG